AAACAAGGACGGCGAGTACTATTGCTTGAGATGTGATTCTCACGTAAAAACTGATTATTAAAATTGTTTTATACTTTGTATTGAGAAATTATTATTTTCACACATGGGCTAGTTAACCTCTTGCTCATACTGTATGTAACTTAAGCACTATCTAAAAACAGCAAAATTTATTTTGTTGTATCTTTTAAATAAATTACACTTTTTTATTTATAATTTAAAAATTTTTTTCTGAATAGTTTTCTTTCTTTTTCTTTACTAAAACTATTCTCATAAACAGGACATGAGTTTGTTAATCAGTGAGTTTGATGTCTTGTTTTTTTTATGGAAAAATGGTATATTTTAAATAACTAAAAAGTGAAGGAGGTGAGATGATGAAATACACCTTTGAAAACGTGAAACCAGATGTTTATGTTCTTAAATACAAAAATAAAGACGGCAAGGAAGTAGATAGAGAGTTTACTAGAAATATCAAGCTTGCAAGAACATTACAAAGAGTTAATGCTTTAGCTAAGGTTGAAATGGTAAGTATGCTAAAGGAACAAGGTTTAACTAAAGATGATTTAGTAGTGGTTAGCAAGAACGAAAAAGGACAAGTTATTTATGATGAGTCAGGTCTTAGAGAAATAGAACAATCATGTTTAGAAATAATCATGCAAGACACTATTGATAAAATTATGCAAGAAGAATTTGGTGTAAATTTTGAAACTTTAATGGTAGATATGGGAGTAAACGTTCAAGAACCAACTGAAGAAGATAGCAAGTTCGTTGAACTATTTGTTACTAAGTTAGGTTTAATAATAACAGGACGTGAAGAAGCAGACCCCAGTTAATGAAATCATACAACAACAACAACGTAAAACATCAGGTAGTAACAATAAAATGATGTTTTGCTATGGGTATGAGTATGATTTAGAGCAAGCTTATGCTTTTTATTGCAGTAGGTATCAAAACATCACATATGAAGAGTTTTTGACACTTACATTAAGCGAATTTCAAAAAAAAATATCAAGCATTCCAAAAAATGAGCCTTTATACGACATAATCAAGTCTAGGGCTATCAATTTAAGTAAAATTAAAGACAAGGAAGAAAAAAAGTATTGGCGAGAACAAAAGAGAATAAATCAGATTCCAGATTTATTTTATAGTAGTATAGAGCTTGATAAAATGTTAGCAAAAAGCGTTAAATTTAATAAAATAGGAGGATATTTAAAATGAATACAAATTTAAAAGAATTTAATAAAAAAGTAACAATTTTAAATAAAGATGTTGCTCAATATGAAGATGAAAAAGGTAATTTGTTAATGTTACCTTTAGGGCAACTATTTTGCAACGTTGAATATAAAGAAATAAAGGATGAAGAATTAAAAATTTTTAGGTTTGAAAAGAAAATACCAAAGGACGCAGAATTAAACAAAATAGAAATTACTACTCAAGTTGATAAATTCACGGTTACAAAAAATAACAAAGACAAAGGAACACTTGTTGATAAAAAAATTGAAGTATATCAAGTTTGGTTTGTAAGAAATGGTTTAAATCTAACAACTTCATTTACAACAAAGAAAGAAGCTATTGAACTTGCCGTTAGTTTTAATAATAAGATTTTAAAGGAAATAAAATAATGGAAATAATAAATAAAAAAATAGAAGAACTTATCCCTTACGCAAACAACCCACGTTTAAATGATGAAGCAGTTGAGATATTAATAGGACATAATCATTGTTATGCAACTATTGAAACATCTGTTGACTTAGATAAAAATGATGTATTTAAAACAATATATAGAATAACTGGAAATAAACAGATAAGGATAGATATATTAAAGGCACCTCAAGATAATGAGTTAGCAAGAAATCAAATTGAAAAAATAAGATGTGGTGATAATGGAATATTCAAAGGAATACCATTAACAAGTAATGAAGTTTTAATATCAAATCTAGCAAGAGATATATACAATGATTTTCCGTATGACGGGAAGTATATACTTACAGATGAAAAATTTATAGTTTGTCAAAGCAACGCAACAAATGATGATTTACTAAAATTTTGTCCTACTAATAGACAAAGTATCATAAATCCATTAGGTTATTGGACTGGAGGATTAGATGTAGATAGTGGAGCAACTAATAGAAAGTTAGGTTCTAATATGGCTCAAAGTGTGACTGGTGGTGGGTTGCATGGTAAAGACTTATCTAAAGCCGATGTATCAGTAAATATTTATGCTTTCTTAAAAGCACAAGAAACAGGAGAAGTTCAAGAGTTCACATGTGCTATTGGAGATGAATATATAGATGGGAAACCATATAGCGAAATAGTAGAAATAGCAAGAAACTACATAAATAAAATTGGTGGGTTTGAAAAGTTCGCAGAATGGGGATTGTTTTAAAATAAAAAGGAGGTATCATTAGTGAGAAAAGGAGAAACACCAGCACAAGATAGAATAAACAAAAAAGAGTTTGAAAAGTTATGTTCCTTGCAATGTACTTTACTGGAGATATGTGATTGGTTTGACGTTGAAGATGATACGTTAAACATTTGGTGTAGAAACACCTATGGAAAGACGTTCTCGGAAGTTTTTAAGGTAAAAAGGGGAACAGGGCAAATATCATTAAGAAGGACACAATGGCAACTAGCACAAAAAAATCCTAGCATGGCTATTTTCTTAGGGAAGCAGTATCTAGGACAAACAGATAAAGTTCAAACAACAAACAGCATAGTTGAAACACCAGAAATAAAAGTGAGTGTGATAGATAATGAAAATCTTAAAGAAGAATTATACGAAAACAAATAAGTATCACAATAAAAAAGTTGAGTTTGAGGGAATAAAATTTGATAGCAAGAAAGAAGCATTGAGATATAAAGAGCTTAAATATTTAGCAGAAAAAGGATTGATAAAAAACTTAGAACTTCAAAAGATGTTCGAGTTGTTACCAAAGTATGACATAAACGGAAGACACGTAAGAGCAATAACTTACACTTGCGATTTCTACTATTATGACACTATCAAAAATTTATTTGTAGTTGAAGATGTAAAAGGAATGAAAACAGACGTATATAAAATAAAGAAAAAGATGTTTGAGTACAAATATCAAATTGAAATTAAGGAGGTTTAAAAAATGCCTAGAAGAAAAAGTATTAAAAAACAAATGGAAGAGGAAAAAAAATTTGAACCAGTTGAAACAATGGACGGACTAGACATGGCAGACCAAGACAATAAACCAGTTGATAAGAAAGTACAAAGTGAACCTGTTGTTGTTTCTGATAAGTTTGTTAAAGTAGTAAAAAAAGCACCAGTTAAAAATGATTGCCTATATTTTAAACATAAGGGCAAGTTATACAAGAAGTTGAAGGACAATGTAGCAGTTTGTTGTTCTGATGGTTCTGTTATTGATATACCGAAAGGAGAATAAAAATGGAGTTTATAAAAATAGATGGGGACCGTTATATGATAAAAAATAGCAACGGTAGAATAATCAGTAATGATGAAAAATTAAAATTAGAAAAAAAAGAATTAATTATTAACGATATTAAGGGTTGTGATTGTCAACAAGAAACAACCAAGAGAATTAAAGAGATAAATGAGGAATTAGATGAACATTCAATTATCGAAGAAACAAAAAAAGCTCGTAGAGGACGTAACAAGTAAGGACATACCTGAAATATATGTAGTAGGTAGTACACAGAGTGGTAAGACTTATTCAATTAGCTTAGCCACTATCTTATATGCTCAATCATTGCATAAATTTAATCCTAAAGAAACGTTTTATGGAGCAATAATAGGCTGGAGTATAAATAGTATCAAAGGCAACATTCTTGATGTAATGGAGAGGTTCCTCAATGGAATGGGTCTGTATAGGAAATATAAAGGAATAGGAGATTATATAGTTAAATGGGGTAGTAGTGATGAAAAATTTATCCAGCTATGGAATTTAAAACTCTATTTCTTTAGTTTCAACAATGTGCTAAGCTTCAACAACATATTAGGTAAACCATTGATATTCGAATGGGTAGATGAGTCGGCTAGAATATACTCGCAAAGCACGTTACAAGATAGTTTTAAAGAATTACCAGGAAGGCAAATGAGCTATGCTAACCACCCTTATTTAAAGACTATTCACTCATTCAACGTAGAGGGAAACGAGAACCACCCTTACAAATTAGATTTCCTAGACGCAAAACCAAACGCAAAACATTATTCATTCTTTCCATATGACAATCCGAAGATTGATAGTCCTGAAGCTATACGAAAGGTGCTTGAGATGTTTCCTAAAGGTAGTGCGTTGCAAAAACAAAAGGTTTTCAATGAGTGGGTAATAGCAGGGGGCAGAGTATTTCCAGAGCTTAACGTTATAGATAACCTAAGCGAATATATGTTTAGGGAAATAGGAATAGGAATTGACTATGGTTCAACTAATCCTACTACATTCGTTCCGATAGCTCTAGCTCAACATAAAGCAACTAAGCAATGGAAATTGATAAGGTTACAGACTTACTATCACGACCCTAAAAAGGAAGAGGACACACCAACGACAGAATATTATAGCGAGCAATTAAGATTATATCTTGTATGGTTAAAGAGCATATACGGACACATTCCAATTACAACAGCAGTACTAGATAGCGAAGCAACACATTTCCATAACAGGTTGCTAGTTGATAATATCAAACATGATTTAGCAACAAAGGGAGCAGGGTCTGTTAACGAAGGAGTAGAACATTTACAAAGCTTGGTATATAAGGATTACTTTCTTATTTACAAACATAAAACCATAAAGGAAATGTCGCCTAATGGCACACCTATTTACGCAGAACGTGATGAAAGCCTCATGGAATATGAGAGTTACCAATATGACAAAATTAAGAGTTTAAAAACAGGACAAAATTGCTTCAAGAAAGAGTTTGACCACAGCATAGACGCAACTAGATATCTACTAGCAGACTGGGTTGAACAAGGCAAGTGTCCTCAAGTATAAGGAGTTGGATTATGAGAATTAAATGTCAAATTACAAATAGATTTCTAGCAGAGATAAACATAGAGGAGTATTATGAAAATCTGAAGAAAATAGGAGTAGATATTACTCAGCCTATTCAAGTCAAGATACCATGTCGTGGTTGCAAGATGACTGAAGTATATGAGGTTTATCCTACTCATTATCGTCATATTGGTAGTTTTTTAAAAAATGATATTGAAAAAATAAAAAAAATATGATAAAATGCAAATGAAATGAAGTGCAAAAAAGGAGTGTCGCAACTCAAAAAAGGCATATACCAAATAGGTGTATGTCTTTTTTAATATAAAAAAGGAGTTGAGAACAATGAAACTAATCACAAAATTAAAGGAAAAACGTGAAGTTAAAAAAAAGTTGTGGGAGTTATTCATTTACTATCAAGGTCAGTTAATTGAGGTAAGGAAAGTTAAAGAAACGTTTGAACCTACAAAGGAGTTTTATCTTGTTAATATTAGAAACAAAAGGCACTTAGTTGGAACGAATAGAAGGGTAACAATGCTTATGCAATTTGACACTTACAAAGCAACAGAGCTTGATAAGAGGAGATTACATATTGAGGTTACTGGAGTGAAAGGAGTAGCATAATGGAAAAACGAAATATAATTCCGAGATACGATATATTAGAGGCACCATATATCAAGATTGAAGCAGAAGTTAGGCAAGTAGGAATAACAAATGGGAAACCAAACATTAAACCATGCAATAAGTACGTGATTGCTCCAAGTGCTAAGAAAATAGCTACCTATATAGTTAATCAGATATTCGGTAGCAACTTAGTGACGCAAACAGAAGGATTACAAATTGGTTGGTTGATGCCGACACTTAAAGAGAGTCTTGAATTAGCTATATACGAAACAGAGTCGTTCATATATATACATAAATTCGATAACAAGATATATCTAGAATGCTTTCGTAAGAACGAGATACATGACCTAGTTCAAAAGTTTGACAAAATAATATCATGTAAGATAGTTCAAAAATTTGATTATGATGAAAAAACGTCATACAAATTAGAAAGAAAATTAAAGATAGAAAACGGAACAACATTCCTAGAATTTGAAGCATACGAAGTTGATAGTTATGATAAGGAAACTAAAATAAGCATAGATAAGTTTAATGTTAGAACAGGTAACGATTATTTACCTAAGTATATACTTCCATACGAAGCTTTAATAAACATAGATAGTGGAGAGGACTTCTTTAAGGATAGTAAGAAACTATTAAATGAAGAAATGATAATTATTAACACTATAGCTGATGAAATAGAGAAAACAAAAACAAGGATAGCAACAAGTCAACATTACCAGTCTGGAGATATAGTTACCAACTGGGTTCCTAAGAGCAACCATTATAAAGTTGATACTTTAACTGTTGGTAAGCTACAAGATTATTTTACTTTACTTCCTGGAGATAAAGACCATCAAATATTCCAATTCTTACAAGGAGATGTAAGGGTTGAGAAATACATAATGGCTTATAAGTTTGACGACCAACAAATAATTCAAATGGCAGGTTTAAGTCCAGCTTCATTCGGTTATGAAAAAGATAGTTATATGAACACCGACAACGTCAACCTAAGCAAGAACAATTCTGAAATGACAGTTGAAGCAATTAAGACACAACTAGAACCTCAAATTAATAAACTGTTAGAAAACATAATAAAAGCTCAACAAAGTGAAGGAATACAAGAGAATGTTTTACCAGCAGAATTAAACTGGGATTATGGTTTAAATGAAAAATTTGACGACATGAAGAAGCTTCAAGTATTAAACAGAATTCAAAGTGTAGGAACTGTTCCTTACAACATGAAAGCTAAAATAATTCAACCTATCCTAGCTAAGTTGATTGATGATGAATATGTTGGAGAAAATAGCAAAGCAATTGATGAGTTAATTGAAGCATATCAGAAAGAGAGAGATGACGTTACCATTAAATTTGGAGAGGTGTAGTTAAATGAAAGACGCATTTAGTTTATTCATAGAAGATAGTGTTGATATTTCTAAAGCAAATTATGATGACCTTGTATATAAAACAAAACGTTTATTCTTTGATTATTTATTGGAAGAAAAAACAACTGATAAGTTCGCTGAACGTTTGGAGAAGATATGGGGTAAGTTAGACCATTCCTTTATGGAACAACGAACAAAAGAGCTTGAAGAGATGATAAAGATTAGAGATTTGACCGACAGGGAAATAAAAAACAAAAATGCAAAATATCAAGAGGTATATGAGTTAACTAAAATGAGTAGATATAAGGATGTTGAAGATTATTACAAGAAAATAATTGAGAGCTTCTATGGTGGTAATTTAAAGACAGTTTCAAAGGACTATATAGATAAAGAATCTTACTTGACGAAGGCAGTTGAATATTATGACAAGATACAAAATACTATACCTTATCACAACAAGGACGGAACTGTTAGGAGTTGGCACAATATAGCTGATTATTGCTCTATGTTATTCAACACTAACCTAACAAGAGCTGGTTGGAATAGAACATTATATGACGCAGATTTATTGGAAAATAATATTCTCTACTTAACAGCTCATTTATACTCATGTCCTTTGTGCATAGATCATCAAGGTAAGCTCTATTCAACCAACGGAACATATGGAGAAATAGACGGTCAGAAGTATGTTCCTAAGGAGGAAGCTATTGATGGGGGTGTAGGTCATCCCAATTGCAGACACCAATGGACGATTTACTGGGATAAAGACCAGCTTCAAGAAGATAAATTTAATTCCAAAGAATGGGATGAAAAGTATATCAAAAGGCAGAAAATGAAAGCAGTAGAAAGAGAAATAAATAAGTTACGGAATGACAAGAAGATTTATAAGAAGATTGGCAACATGGAAGCTTTTGAAAAAACAGGGGCTAAGATACTGAAGCTAATTGATAAATTAGATACTATTTGACCAGAGCTAGCAAGTCATTAAAAGGTAAGCATGTCGCGACACTTTATTTGCACTTTCAAAAACTATTTTGGAGGTAAAGAAATGAATATTGATTTAAGCAAATATTTAACCAACAAGGACGTAACAATAAGTAATAACGATTTCGACATGGAAACGTTGAAAAAGGATGTGTATAATGGTTACACAAAAAATGAAGATATCAAACCACCTAAGGACATGGTTTCAAAGGCTGATTTTGATAAACTTCAAAGTGATTATTCCACACTTGAAGCTTCTTACACTAACCAAACAAAGGTGCTATCTGAAACAAATGACAAAATGGCAAGAGTTAGTTTAGAAAGTAAGTTGGTTCGCAAAGGGTTTGACGAAAAGGATTTTGATGAGGTTGTTAAGCTTAGAACTAGCCTATACGGAGATGAAAAGGACGACCAAAAGGCAGTTGATAGCATAGCAGAAAAATTCAAAGATACTTACTTTAAGAAGCAAGAACCAACCTTTAATAAAGCACCAAACGAAGGTGGATTAAAGGCAGGCAATCAACAAGATAGTGGCAAGAGAATTGAAGTGACAAGAAAAACTTCAATTAAAGATTTAATTATACCTGTAACAAAATAATTTTGTTATAAATATAAATTTTTAGAAAGGAGAGAAAAATTATGAATTTTACAGGAGTAAACCTTGATTTACAAGGAGTAATGAAAAGAACATACTCTAACCTACTATATCAATCTAACTTCTACAAATTCCTAAACAGAGGCTTCTTTGAAGTTGGAAGAACAGGAACACCAATAATTGAAGTAATTAAACAGACTGATACAAAGTTAAATGTTAGAGATAATGTTGAAATAGGAGATGGAGGAGTAACAAACGAATTAGCTAAGTATCAAAGTATTAAAGTTGACCTAACTGAATTACCAATGGATTATTCATTTAGAGTTAGTCCAATAGTTATGGGTTCAGGAATTGAAAGAGCTATCGAAGGTCAAATGGACTTAAAGGACAGTCAAATAGCTAGACAAATTGACGTTTATGGTTTTGGAAAATTAAACAGCAAAATCACAGGACCAATGGATGGTTCAATGGCCTATACTGATGGTCAAATAACAAAATGGGCTCCAACTACTGGAGATGAAGTTATTGAATTCATCAATGATTGTAAGGCTAAGTTATTTGATAGAGATGTATATGACGGATACCTATTAGGACTAAGCTCAACAAATTATGCTTTCTTCGTTTCAAAAATTACATCAATCTTAAAATATGAAACAAGAGCAGGTGTTGAAGGTGTTGACATGGGAGAAGTTGCAAATGCTTATGGTGTTAGTATATTCCAAATCAACAGTAACGTTCTAAAAAATAAGAACGGAGAAGATACTAACGTTGCTGGATACTTCGGTCATGAAGTTGCAACAGTTGGGGATACATTCTGGTCAAGCATGGCACAATATGATGGAAACTATCCAAAATTTCCAGGTTATTTCGTTCTAGAAGGAAACATCATGTTTGGTGCTGAAGTTGTAAGACCTGAAGCTATCATTAAGTTAGTTGAAAGCATACCAACAGTTAACGCTGGTTCATTTGACGCAGGTAAAGTTGGAGAAGCTTACAATCAAACAACTGCTTTCTCTGGAGAAGAAGTTGCTAAGTTCCAAGCAGGTGGATTACCAGCTGGATTGTCATTAAATGAAACTACTGGTGCAGTTACAGGAGAACCTACTGAAGCTGGAACATATAACGTTTCTGTTTATGGAATTGATAAATATGGTAACTATTCTAATGCTTACAATGGCACTATTGAAATAGCAGCAGCTTAATGAATTGAGGTGGAAATATGAAATTTTTCACAGTTGAAGAATTTAAAGAAAAGTATCCTGATTTTATTGATTTAAAAATTCAATTATGGAACATTGAGGCAGTCTGTGAGATGATATTTTCACAAGTTGGAACAAGATTAAGGGATACATCATGGGACGAAATGAGTGTCCCTTTTCCTATAAAAAATGCTTCAATGGAACAACTTCGATTTCAAATTGAACATGACTTACCATTTGTTGATATTGACAAACAAATAAAGGCAGGAGATATGAACGCAAGTTTAAAGTCTGATTATTCAACTCTAGCTCTTAGGATATTAGCTAATAACGGTTATTTATTTAGGGGTAGTGAAATGAATAGTAACATGGCAATTGATATCCCATTCGGAGGTTAATTATTAATGTTTCTTGTAAACGGTCAAAAAGCTATTCTAAGACAGTTTAACAGGTGTTCTAATGCAAATCCCTTTGATGACCAAAATTACCGTGATATCCCTATTAAAGTGTGTCCGTATAACGTGGATGTTACTATCAAGTTCGGTATATATACTCATCCTGAAGCAACAGGTTTCTATCAAGTACCTAGATATGTTGATATTCAACAAGGGGACCAAATTATCCTATATGGTAGAAACAGACCTGATGATGTTTCGTTTGAAAAGGAAACTCACACAGTTATTGAAGTTAAAGACTCATGGTTATTTAATAGGGTTGAAAATAAGTCGGTGATTGTTAAATGAATTATGATGTTGAAGCTAAGTGGTATGCTGGTGCTCCACAAAAAATAAAGGATAATCCTAACAAGATACTCTATACAGTTGCAAGACAAACACTTGACATAACATACAAACATATTCCTATGGATACAGGCAAGATGAGAAAGTCGTCCATGTCGGCAGGTGTTAGAGGCAGTAAGGGAGATTATTATGTTGGCTCATATACAAGCTATGCGAAAAAAGTTTGGAACTATGGTCTAGGAACTAACTGGACTACACCAGACACTTTCGGTAAATGGTATAAAGTCATATATGATAAAAATAGCACTTTATTCTTAGATAGAGCAATAGAAAGGAACAAGTTAAAATGAGTTTAAATGACTTAGAAAAAAAACAACTGATTTTGATTAAATACCTCAATCAAATAATAAGTTACTTTACAACAGATAAATGGTTAGTTAAAGCAGAATATTCTACAAATGACAACGATAAAAACGTCGTGGTAGTTCAAGAACAATCTGGTCAAAAGGAAGTTTTTTACGGAGATATATTTCCTTTATACAATTATTACATGGTTGATATATACGGACTAAGTATTGAAAAATGTAAAAACTTATCCTTAATGTTTGGAAACTTAATAGGTAAGTCAATAACAATTGAAGATGAAGTTGAAGAGGAAGGAACGACATATATAGATAAATGGCAAATAATATTTAGTCAGTATGTTAATCCTCAAACAGTTAATTATTTAGACATTAAAAGGATAGCTTATACAAGCACCTTAAAATGTATAGTAAATAAAGTTTACAGAAAGGAGAAATGAAAATATGCAATGGTTTACAAATAACAGAGAGGTAATTAAGAATTTAGCTTTAAACACAGGAACATCAACACAAGCAGAATGGACTGAAATGTGCACAACAACAGAAATTAGCTTTAACACAGAACTTGAACAACAAGATTTCTATGTTTTCTGTGACGCACTTCAAAGAAGTATAGTTACTGGAGTTGCAATGTCAATGGATACGACTATTAAATTAGATATCAATAACAAGGCAATCCAACAACTAATTGGAAAGATACATACACTTCTTAAAGATGGAGAAATTGCTCAATTCAACAACCAAACAATTCAATTCGAATTGCTAACAGGAGTTGAAGAAGGATTGCTAACATATACTAAGTACTCAGTTCCTTGTATTCTTAACTTTGGAGAATTAGGAGGAGCAGCAGAAAACGCATCTGAATTCTCATTAAACATTGTTATTACTGGAAAAGGTACAGTAGTATCAGGATAATAAAGTCGAAAAAGGGCGAGGGAAATTTCCCTTTGCTCTTATTTTTATATTAGAAGAAAGGAGGAATAATTATGCAAGGTGGAGAGGTAATTTTTAGGTTTAAAGGCAACACAAATGACTTAGACAGCAAAGTAAACAACGTCACAAATAATATTCAAAAAAAATCTAAACTAACAGGTTCGATTGTCAAAGGTTCTCTTATTTCGGCAGGAATAAGCAAAGCATTTAACGTTATAAGTGGTTCAATGGATAGAGCAATAACAAGATTCGACCAAATGAACAACTTTCCAAACACCATGAAAAACTTAGGAATTGGAACCAAAGAATCAGAAAAGGCAATTCAAGAACTATCAGACAAGTTGACAGGATTACCAACGGCTCTTGATACAGCGACAATGTCGGTTAGTAGATTAGTTTCAAAAAATGGGGATATAAATAAGTCAACCAAGATGTATCTAGCTATGAATAATGCTCTGCTTGCTGGTGGAGCTTCAATGGAAATTCAAACGTCAGCTATGGAGCAAATGACACAAGCTTACTCAAAGGGTAAACCTGATATGGTTGAGTGGAAGTCTATGTTGACGGCTATGCCTGGTCAAATTAAACAAGTTGCAACAGCTATGGGAATGAGTGTTGATGATTTAGGAGATAGTCTTAGAAAAAAAGGTGGTCTAACTATGGACGACTTCATCAATAAAGTTACTGAATTGAACGAAAAGGGAGCTAAAGGTTTCGCTTCATTCGAAGAACAAGCTCGTAACGCAACTGGTGGAGTAGCGACTTCAATAGCAAACATGAAAACAGCAGTAGCACGTGGTGTTGAGGCAGTCATGAGAGCAGTCAACGAAGGGTTGTCATCAGTTGGTTTAGGTTCAATATCTGGTGTAATTGCAAATGTAGGTAAAGGCTTTGAAAATGTTTTGAAAAAGATAGCTAAAGCAGTTCCGACAGTCATACAAGTTCTATATAAACTAAGAGGAGCAATAATAGCAGTAATTGGAGCAATTGGTTTATACAAAGGAGCAATAGTAGGAATAGAAGTAGCTAACAAATTGAAGTCAACATTAAATGCTTTACAAAAGGCAAGAGTTCAATGGTCATTATTGTCAATGGAAATGAGAAACGCAAGTAATAGTGCTATCATTTTCAATAAGGACATGACAAGCACTCAGAAGTTATTAATGCTTATCAAGAAGATAAACTTAGGAGATAAGTTCTCAAGCATAGGAACTGGAGCTATGAACGCAAGCAAAGGACTAGGTAGATTTATTTCAAGTCATAAATTATTATCAGGAGCAACACTAGGAATAGTTGGTGTTTTAGCAGGATTAGGAGTGGCTCTTTATAAAACAGGTGGCGACTTTGGAAAAATAACGGCTAAAGTAAAACAAGTTATTTCAAACATAATGGACGTTGCTAAAAACATTTTTAGTCAACTGGGTCCTATAATGACTCAAGTTTTTAATTCGATAGGTAAGTTTATTTCTGAAACATTACCTAAGATATTGCCTGAAATATTAAACTTCATAACAAAGACATTACCTAGCTTGATAACAAAGGGAGCAGATATAATATCTAACCTAGTTAAAACAATGGGAGATAAATTACCAAGTGTTATTCAAGATTTGACATCTAGTTTAGTTACTATAATTGAAACTGGTTTACCTCAATTGATAGAAACATTCACAGGAATATTCTTAACGATAGTTCAAACAGTAACAACGGTGTTACCTAAAATAATAGAAGCCGTTTCAAAAATACTACCTCAATTAATAACAACATTTTCGAATGGTTTAACAACATTGGTTACTCAACTGGTTGCTATGATACCTGTTATATTACCACCATTAATAAATGGATTAATGACTCTTATTCAAGCACTTGTTACTATGTTACCTAAAATTTTACCAACGTTGATAAATGGAGTTTTGACATTAATAATGGGATTGATAGCAGGGCTAGTTGTAGTCATAGGACCTCTTATTCAAGCTCTTATCCAAGCTTCAATAACCATAATTAGTTCGTTAGTGCAGGCACTACCTCAAATAATAATGGCTCTAGTTCAAGCACTACCTCAAGTTATAACAGCTATTGTTAACGGTATTATTTATTCATTACCGATATTGATAGACGGTGCTATTCAATTAGTTGTTATGCTAGTTAAGGCACTACCCCAAATAATTTTAGCTTTAGTCCAAGCACTACCAACGATTGTTAAAACTATGGCTTCAACCATATTAAATAATTGGAAACTGTTATTTAATGTAGGTAAGGACTTGGTTAAAAAACTATGGAGTGGATTTAAGAGCTGGGTTGGTCAAATGTATTCAAATGTTAAAGGGTTTGCAAAAAGTATTCCTAAGAAAATAAAAGAGTCATTTTCAAGTATAAAGGACATAGGAATTAATTTGATTAAAGGTTTGTGGAACGGTATCAAGTCAGCTAAGGACTGGGTAATTAATAAAGTTAAGAAATTAGGTTCTGATATTTTAGGAGGATTGAAAAAAATATTCAAAGAACATTCGCCAAGTAAAGCAACGTTTGATATTGGGGTAAATGTTGATAAAGGTTTTGTAAATGGTATAATGAGTATGAAAAAGGATATAGACACCGTGTTTAATGACACTTTTGGTTTAAGTCCTCAACTAACAAGAACAACATCAAATAACTTTAGTCCAAATGTAAATGTTGTCAATAATGTATCACTTGAACAAGACCCACTAGGACAAATAGTTAGAAAAATAAAAACATTTAGTGGTGGAGCTAAGAACGATTATAATTATGGAATGGGAGTGTAATTATGTTTAGAGTTTTTATAGCAGGAGAGGAAGTAATTTGCAACAAGGATATGACAATTACGGAAGAAATTCTCTCTCCCTCTTCTGTAATTTTAAATAATGTTTATCCAAAGTCGTGGGAAACAGAACAAGATTATGTAAGTAATTTTTACTATCCAAAGGACTATTCTATTTGTAAGATAACTAGAGATGATAAGTTGCTCTTCGCAGGTATTGTCAAAAACACAGGGGAAATAAGTTTAAACCCTAGACAAGCTCATTTTTGCAACGTTCAAGCAATTTCCTTTGATACATTTTTATCCAATTGTGATACTCTTGACTTTGTTATTGACAATAAAACAATAGAAGAAGCTCTTGAAGATGTTATTGATATCATTAAGGACTATGGGTTCATAAAGGGAGAAATAAATATCCCTAACAAAAACGAAGCAATAGGAACATATAGTTGTGCTGAAAAAACACCTTATGATTTTTTCCAATATATTTCCGACATAACAAACACAAGATGGAACGCACGAACAGTTGATGAAAAAACTGTTGCAATTGACTTTTTTGAACCAAGTTTAATGGTTTTAAAAGATAGTGTTATTTATTCTAAAGAATATTTTGAACAAAACAATATAGTAGATATTTCATTTAGCTACGGAACTTATGATTATAGAAATAAACAGATAATAAAATCAGAAGAGGTCATATCTAATCTTGTTACTTATGAATATATCTCAGTTAAGAGTTCGGACACTAGCTCAATATTTTTAAGCAATAGAATTGGAGAAATAATATTCGTTAGTTCTGTTCATGGTTTAGGACACTCAACAGTTGCAACAGAAAATGAAAGGCAAAACGGAGTCGAAGCTGATTTCTATTACACACCAGGCGAAAATGAACTTAAATATAATGACAATTATGGAGACATTCCAGCAGGAGCAAACATCATGATCAGATACCGAGCTATGGTAAACGCTCGACAAATAGTTTATAATAATGATGAAATAGACAGAATAGCAGGACAACTCGATCGAAAAGGTGTTATAAGTCGTTATGAAACAAGGAATGATAGTAGTGACAGCAAGGAACTTAACCAAATAGCAGAGTCTTATATCCGTTATAAAGGAACACCAGAAATAAGCTTGAAAATAACAACACAGAATAAAGATTTATTCAATGTGGGCAATTCGGTGTATTTTCAAACAAACAACATAATTCCTGATGAATTGGAGAAGGAATATCTAGTCAAAAAAAAGGATACCAAAATGTTGGTTATTAATGACGTTCAAAACGTATTCTATGAATATGAATTGAGTTCTAATTTTAACGCAGAATCTGAAATAAATTATTTTGATAATCAAAGAGCTAAAGCAAACGGAAATATAGGTATTGGAGAATTTATAACAAGAAACGTTGATATTGAAAACACAGCAACAATTATTTTTAGAGATTTAACCGTGCAAGAGGTAAGTATTACAACCGATAACATATTAGAGGCACCACTCAACGCACCATTCGTTAAATAGGAGGTTTAATATGACGCAAGAATATAAGAATTTAGTCTTAGCAAGAATGTTAGGAAAAATGGAAGGCACCACTAAGGATAATAGCTTTCAAATTTCCGATCGTTTTGAACAAGATAATAATTTTATCGAAAACTTAAAATCAGCAATAGATATGCCTGCACAAACACCTTACTCAAAAGTAATTGAAACTATAAAAGGAACAGTTGCAGGACATGATGATTTATTGGTTGTTTACGGAAATTATAATAATAATGCTTATTTCTATTTAATGGATAATAACGGAAATTATGTAGGAATTGCAACCATAAATGAAACCATAGTTCAATTACTTCCGATTGACCAAAAACGATATGTCATAATCACGACCGAAGCTTTCCGTTACTATACAAATTTTCAAAAGGGGGGAGTTGAACATAATTACTACATAAACTTACTATCATCATATAGTGTTCCTTACCCTAATCTATCATTTAGCAACATTGAAGGAATAAAGAAACGTGATGATGAAGCTTTATACATGATGTGGGGTTATCAGGACAATGCTATTCAAGGAGTAATATTTAAAATTTCGCAGGGATTTGACAGGATAGCTATTTACTTAACTTGTCAAAATAGTGCTGATTTAAAAGCACTAGACATGACTACTAGACACATTGGAGATTCTGATTATTTAATTGAAATATTTACAACAGAAGCAAAGGGCTATAATGATTTCAACATGTTTTGGGACGGTTCTGATTATTCTGATAAACCAGTTCAAATGTTGTCAACCACTAAGCATACGGTGGCAGGAGCGACAAAAATAGACTACTTAGTCACAACGGCAGATATGTCAATTGCACTTGAAATGGATGAAAAATTTTTAAAGATATGGAATTTAGAATATTCTGAATATGAACCAGCTTATCAAATTAATGGTAATTTCCAAGTTGCCGAGCCTGTAAGACATGTTGTTTTAGAAGAGAGATTGATAATGCTTGCTATACCAGCAATAGAAAATAATATCGGCGTTACTTATATAGGTCTATTGACGGCAACAGCTCTAAAAACAATAGTCAGTTTTGTCAAACAAGACACTCTACCTATTCTAGTAAACGCAAGAAAAACATATGACTTGGTTGAAATGACGCAACAAGTTGGTAGCACGTTCGGTATAATGACTTCTTATTACAATATTGGGAGCTACTTTGGGAAACCATATGTTGATACTGAATATATGTCGCATAATTTTATTCCAAGCAACTTTACCTTATATGACGCAAACAGAATGATATTCGCTAGAAACGTTGATGTTTATTCTATATATCAAAACATTATGACAACGATTGGAACGGTTCCAAATACCTTGTTAAATGATGTAACAATTAAAAAGCAAAACCTAAGAAGCGAAACAAATAATGACATAGTTGAAAATTCCCAAGATATAGATAAAAACATTTACGAAACATTGAGCTTGAACTTTAGAAACACGTATTTAATTCAAGATAAAAACATTGAAGATGACACGGTTGATAATTTAAGTGCTTCAATTGACCTAGTAAACATGTTAGTTGGTATTAATGATAAAAAACGATTAAATAAAATTCTCATACGATTTACAGGAACTCCGATAGCAACAGAATATCACAACGTAAATAGAGTTGAATATATGGGCAACTATGCACTTGTCGATTTTTCAATTTATTGCCGAGCCAACTTAGAGGGAGTCGAGTTAAGGAGTGATGATTTATCTATCATTTATCTAAAAATAGATTTAACAGATGAACGTTTGTTAGAAAAATTAGGAATAACATCATTTGAAATTGGAAAGATTTATAATTTTACTCAAATGGTTGAAATAGTTTAAAAAAGGAGGAAAAATATGGGAAAAATAAATTACGAAGATAAAGTGTTTTTGAACAAATTAAGTGATATTGATGAAGTTAACAAAGTAACAGATGACAACATGAATGAAATAAAAAGAGTCGTAAATGAAAATGATGATAATATAGGAGATTTACCCTCATTAAACACCACTAACAAGAGTAGTTTAGTTTCGGCAGTTAATGAAGTCAATAAACCCACATCAAACATCTTGTGGGAAGGAGAATTCTTTATGAAAGCAAGTCAAAGCTTAACATTAAGTCAAACAATTTCTAGTCAAAGAAATGGGATAATTCTTCATTGGCAAGGTTATAAAGATGGGTCGCTTCAAAGTTATAATCACTCTTACCACTTTATTCCAAAAACTCACGTTGCGAAATATAGTGGGCAAGGAATAGAAATGATGGGGTCAGACGGAAAATTTGAAAGTGTTTGGTCAAAATATGTGTACGTTACGAACACTAAAATAACAGGAAGTGTTTATAACGAACAGACAGGAACAGGATCTTCTGGTATAAAATATGCAAATAATTCAATGGTTCTTACTCAAGTTATAGGGATTTAAAGGAGGCTTTGGCAAATGAACGATACTATGATAACTACTTTTTTAGGATTTGTAGCAACACTAATACCAATTTTCGCAGTTATAATCAAGGTTAACAGCACACTTACCAAATTAAACATTACTATAAACATGCTTACCAAACAAATGGACGCAAGTACTAAGGATAGAGAGGCAATACATTTGATAATTAATGAACATGAAAAACGAATTACCTTACTAGAAAGGAGCGAGTGAAAATGTTAAAAAAAGGAAATCAGTTATATTTAGATATAATAATTGAAAATGAAGATGGTGTTCCTGTTGACATAAAGGGTATAGCTAAGGTTTTATTCACGTTTAAGGCAGACGATTGTATAGAAGGGGCTACCGTCTTAAAAACATATGATGATAAAAGTACAGACGTCACATATGAAAATGGAAAGTTTATAGTTTGGATAAAACAAGAAGATACTTTTATGTTTAAACGCAACACATCTCTAGACGCAAGAGTTCTCTATAAAAATGATGTCATTTTAGGAACAGATATTAAAAATATTCCGACTTTAGAGTCGTTAAGTGAGGTGCAGTTAAATGCTTAAATTAAATATAGAAAAAATAGAGCCACTAAAATTGGAGCTTAGTGTTAAAGCTCCAGAAATAATATTGGCTAAAAACCAAGAAAAGGAAACCACTCCAACAAAGGAAACGCAAGAAATAACACCTGACAAGGGTTATGACGGTCTATCTAAGGTTACCGTCAACCCTATACCTGATGAATATATCATACCTAGTGGAGAGGTAGAAATAACAGAAAATGGAGAATATGATGTATCTGATAAAGCAACAGCTAAGGTTGAGGTTCCTGAGCCAACTGGAACTATAGAGATAAACGCAAATGGAACTTATAACGTTAAAGATAAAGAGTTTGCTGATGTAAATGTACCAGAGAAGAAATTAGGAACTAAAACTATAACATCAAATGGTGTTTATAAAGCTAGTGATGATGGTTTAGATGGTTATAGTGAAGTCGATGTTGAAACAAGTGGGGTTGATATAAATGATTATTTCTTAACTACATATTCAAAAGCTTCATGGCAAGATTTAATTAAGAAATTTCCGAAAATAACAATAACTGGAAAATTACATAATGATTTATTCGCAAATTGTCCTGTTACAGAGATTGAAGAGGTTGAATTCCAAGATATTCCATTAGGAGCAAATGGTTTATTTTCTGGTTGCAAATTCAAAAAAATAATAATACCAACATTAAGAGCAGATGAGGATACGCAACTAAATGGTTTGTTTCAAAGTACTTATGGTGTAAATGTTATTGATATAAGTGGATTAGATTTAACAGCAACATCTTATGTTACGAACATGTTTGTTGATACTGGTTACAATGCTCAAAAATCAGAAGGAGCATATGCAGACAGAATACCATATGTTTATGTAATGAATGAAAAAATTAGAGATTTTATTTTGGCAGATGAGGGCAGAAAAATGTTAACACCAGCTACATGGAGTGTCAATAATGTTTTAGTGAAAGGGGAATAAATTATATGAATAATTTAAAAAGTAAGAAATGGTGGGAAGCTAGTTTCGTAAGAATGATAAAAACAGTTGCTCAAACAGGAGTGGCAATGATAGGGACAAGTGTAGTGTTTAGCGAAGTTAATTGGTTAATGGTAGTATCATCATCACTATTAGCAGGTGTTTTATCACTATTGAATTCACTTGCTGGTCTACCTGAAGTTGATGAGGAGTAGTCTTGAAATGTGGAATTTGTGGAAAGGAAGTCGACAAGACTATTCCTTTCTACTATGGATTTTTCAAGTCTGAGTATGAACCAGAGAAATGGATAGAAGCTTGTGATGAATGTTGCCGAGATTTTCAACGAGCAAGTTTTGGATATTCGCATGATAGAACACCATTGATTGAAATGGAACGAAAAATAATTAAAAATAAGAAAAAGGTTAGGAGGAGATAATATGCTAAGTATAAAGGAAAGGCAAGAACATTTGAAGTATTTGGGTTTCTATAACGGAAAAATTGATAAAGTTGAAGGAGCTAAAACAAGAGAAGCATACAAAAGACTACAATCAAAATATTTTACTAGAAAAAAGGATATAGATGGACTTTATGGTACGAACACAGAACGTTTGTTAATTAGTGCTTATAGGGTTAAGAAACATACTAAAAACTTCAAGTTAGAGGAGTTTAAGTGCGAATGTGGAGGTAAATGGTGTACAGGCTATCCTGATACTTTAAAGGTTGACTTGCTTAAAAACTTGCAAAAACTAAGAAACAAGTACGGTTCTTTAACCATAACAAGTGGGCTTAGATGTACTACTTATAACTCAAACATAGGAGGAATAAGAGGTTCTAAGCATACGCAAGGAAAAGCTTGTGATTGGTACACATCATATACAACTAAATCATTCGCCAATAGAAAGAAAGTTATAGATTGGTATATCAAAAACTGTTCATCAGTTAATTATTCTTACTGTGATGGATATGGACGTACAAAATGGAGAAAGGAATATCCAAGTGTGTCTTCTATGTATAAAAGTATCCATGTTGACATTAAATAAAAAAAGCATATACTTGAATTGGAAGAGGTTAAACTCTTTCCGTGTTGGTTTGTTTTTTAAAAGATAGAAAAATGGAAGGCAAAGGGCTTTCCTTTTTCGTTGAAATATGCTAAAATAAAATTGTTAAAAGGCTAACCCCCTCATTGTCTTTTAACAAATTGTAATCTTTGTTACAGCAAGAATAAAATCATCTTCATACCATTTTCGAGCCTAAAAAGGCTCATTTTTTTATACAAATTTAACAAAAACTATTGACTTTTATATAACTTTGTTATATAATATATAATGTAAATAAGAAAAAGGAAGGAGAAATTAAAATGAAAATAACATTAAATGAAGAAATGATTGAAGAAATTAAAAACTTAACTGGAGAAGAATGGCAAAACATTTTACCTGAAGAGTTAGAAGCTTTGATTTGGAGATTGATTGATGAAATCAAGGAACAAAAAAACAAATATGAAGAGCTTGAACAAGATGTTAAAGATAACTACAATCAAAAAACAAACAGAGAAATATACGGAAGCTATGAAGATTATGACAACTAAGGATTATGAAATGTTTAAGAAGATGTATTTAACATCTTTTACAAAAACATATAAAAATGGAAGCAAGGAGCAAAGAAAGCTCCTGCTTCAAGAAATAAAAGAACAGCCTAAATTATCAGATAATCAAAAGAAACATATAATGAACCTTATTAAAAGTAAGAAAACAAGTCATAGACGAACAAAAAAGGTTTTAACATATAAAGTGTTAGGTAATGACTTAAACGGCGAAAACAAATCCGAAAACGATTAAAGAAAGAGGTATGAAGAAATGAAAGAAAATAATTTTTGGAAAAATAGGATTGGAGATACAGTTGAACTATCAAACGAATTAAACGTTGATGAAGAAAAAATAAAGGAATTAAAAGAGGAAAAACGTGAAATAGAGGGAGAAACACTTGATAGAGTATTAGAAATAACGAATAAAAAAACACCACTAGAGAGAAAGATAGAAAATTCTAATATTTATAATTGGTATTTAAACACAAATTTAGCAGAATTGAGGTTAAAGTTTGGATATAGAAGACAAAAGGATTTAGGAAATGAAATAGGAATAGGTCAAGGAACGATTTGTCAAATTGAACAAAAAAAGCTTAAAACAGTAAGTGGTTCACTAAAGAAAATGTATTATTTTTTTAACAATGATTTCAATAAACAAATTGAAAATGATAAAATAAAGAAAACGATAGAAAAAAAACAAGTTGAAAATAAAAGTGAAGTAAGTGATGAAACTTTGATAAAGGAAATAGAAAGATTAAAATTGCAAATAAAGAGATATGAAAAATTAATTGATTTAATTTAGGAGAAATAAGAATAATGGATAAAGGAGAAAGAAAAAAATATATATTTGCACAATTAAGAAGTTTACCTAATGCAACTCAATATGTAGAAGTAACTAAATATATTGAAAATTTGCAACAACAAGTCAAAAAGCAAAAAGAAGTGATTAATAAAGCAATAAAATATATAAATAAAAATCTAATTATATCAAGTATTTTAGATGGTAAAGAAACATATTGTTTAAATAATTATACTTTTGATTATAAAGAACTATTAGATATATTAAAAGAGGTGTCAGAATGAAATGTGAAATATGTGGAAAAGAAATATTAAGAGATAGTCAATGTATAAATTATAAATATTATCATAATGATTGTATAGAAAATTTACAACAAGAAAATAAACGACTAAACGGTGCTATACAAACTTATGACATACTTTTAAAATCAAACGTTGAAGAAAACAAACAACTAAAAGATAATTGGAATAATTTAAAAAAATATATAGGCTCTGAATGGTATTGCTTCGATAATGAAAGTGTTGAATTTGAAGTAGCAAAAAAAATTTTAAATAAAATGCAAGAACTAGAACAAGGAAGTGGTAGTAATGAATAGCCAAGATTTAAAGGATTTGATTGACTATGTAATGAAACATAATTCTTGGAAGAAATGTTCTGCAATGAAAAATAGAAAAATGCCAAAGTATTTAGATTTTAAATTATGGTTTACTTTAGATACTAGAGATGGAATTATATTTTATTTAAAAACTAGACAAAGTGGAAGAGATAAATCATTTAGAATTGAAACAAAGGAAGATTTAGATAAATTTTATAAATGGTTGGATAAAGAAGATATTCATTAGGAGGAAATATTGATGTTAAAAATTAATTATAAAGGTTACACAATATCACAAGCAAGTAATAATCATGTAATGATATGTAAAGATAATCAAATGGTATTTCACGCACAATGCGATATAAAATTAAATAAAGAAGGATTAGAAAATGTATTAGAACATTATTTTAAATTAAATAATTTAATAGAGAAAATGGGAGGATAGAGCATGTATAAATGGATTATAGAAAAGTTTTACGGTGATGGTGTAGTATCAACTAGCAAAGATGGATTTGAAACATATAATCAATGTTTGGAAGATGTATTAAAACATACAACAATAGATAGTGCTTTTAGAAGTGCGTACGAAAAAGAAATTTCAACTTTAAATATAAAAATAGAGAAAGTAGAGAGTGATTAATAAAATGAGTGCTAAAGAGATGTTTGAAGAATTGGGGTGGAATGAATGAAAATAACAATGTATGAATTATATGGAAAAATATATGATGAAAATCCACCAAAACATATACAAGTATATGACGAAGATTGGTATTGGAATGATTATGATGGTTATGTTACAAAAGAAAGTTTAAAGACAACACCTGATGCACAAATTTATTTAATGGATAGATATAGAACTTTTATGAATTTAGATAAAGAAGTTGAAATAATAGAAGAGAACCCTACTGTAGAAAAATTAGAAGATAGAATAGAAAGAGCAGTTGAATTTTTAGAAACACAATATAATACTTATCCTAACGGAGAAATGTGGATAGGTGCATTAAAAAATATTCTACAAGAAAAAAGTGCTGATGATGTCTATGAACCATTTATAGAGGATAGTAAAAAAATAGAAAAACTAGATAAAAAAGAATGTCGTTGGAGTAGTGAAATTCCAGTTGTAGATAAAATCAATGAACTAATAGATGAAATAAACAAGCTAAAGGAGTGATTAAATGACAAGCGATGATAGATTACGAGAATATGTAGAAAAGGATGAGATATATCAAAAATTTATAAATGGAATACTCAAGGCAAATGATATGTCGGACTTCGATAAATTTTGTGTTCAACATTGTCTTGATATACAAGAAGTATTAGAAGAAAATCAAGAATTAAATAAACAACTTGAAGGTGTTAGAGAAGAAAGAGATTATTTATTTAATAAATTGAGTGTCCGAAACAAGTATTTAGCAGAAGAAAATAAAGTTTTAGACGATAAAATAAGATACTACATAGACCAAAAAAATGAATGGGTTGAGTTACTTGGCAAGTTTAAAACTCAGCAAAAGGATTTTATAATGTGGTTACATAGTTACATTGAAAAATTAACCACAACAGGTTGCTATAATAATGATGATGATGAAATATTGATTTTAAAAATAGTTTTAAAGAGATATAAAGAGATAGTGAACGGAGATGATAAATAATGAAAATAATGATTAGCCAACCAATGAGGGGAAAAACAAATGAACAAATAAGAAAAGAAAGAGAAATGTTAATCCATCAGTTAGAATTAAATGGATATGAAGTAGTAGACACTATAATTAGTGAAGAACCACCGAAAAATATTGATGAAGCAATTTACTATTTGTCAAAGTCGATAGAATTTATTGGTAAGGTAGATGCCGTTTATTTTATGAAAGGCTGGGAAAAAGCAAGAGGTTGTAAAATAGAACATGAAGTTGCCGTTGAATATGATAAGCAAGTATTCTATGAAAATTAGGAGGTAAAATAATGAAATTAGAAGTTGGACAATTTGCTAGATTAAAAAGTGGTTATATATGTAAAATAATAAATATTAATGATTTTCGAGAACCAAATATGAAATATGGAGTTGAAGCAAATTATTTAAAAGATGTTATGTTTATTGGCGATGATGATATAGTTAAAACCAGTTATAACATAATTGATGTTTTGGAAGTTGGAGATTATGTTAATGGTTATTATGTATCTAAAATTTGGGAAAAAGATGAAATTACACACTATTTAAATGAAACACCAATAAAAAGAAAAGAAAGAGAAATAGTAATACAAGCACCTAGCTGTGGTGGAATCGAAATATTAAAAAATGAAGATATAAAATCAGTTATCACACACGAGCAAATGGAACAAATGGCTTATAAGGTTGGTGATTAAGATGAGTGAACATTTAAAATTAGTTAGAGAAAGTGATATTTATCAACCATTGCAAAGAATAGTTTTAATAACCCGTGAACATGATTTACAAAAATACAAATAAATAATAGGAAGTGATAAATAATGTATTGGATAGAATTAATGGCTAAAATAAACGTTATAGGAGCATTTATAGGTTTAGGCGTAGCAATAATAGGTGTAATTATATTAATAATTGGGGGTAAAAAATGAAAAAATACACAGGAGAGAAAATGGTAAGAGTTAGTTATTCGCTTGATGAAAAAACAATTGAAAAAATAAGAAATAGAGCGAACGAGTTAGGAATAAGCATGAGTTTTTATGTCAGAATAATTGCAGAAAAGGATTATAAAGAATCAAAATTGAGAGGACTTAAATGTAAAAATGATTGAAGAAAGTAAGGAAATAGAAAAAAGGAGAGTAAAAATGGAAAAACTTTATTTGTTTAATCCTTTCAAAATATCAGACGCAACAGATGAACAATTAGGAGCAACATATCAAGCAATATTTGACAAGTTGATACAAGAACCTGCTTCCATGTTTCAATATGCTCACAACATTGAGTCTTATGCTAACTTGAATTATTTAATAGGAGAAATGATAGCAAGAAAACAAAGGGAATATACGACATTAAAAACCAACATTGAGATAGAAAAAGCAATAAGGCAAACAGAGGAGAGAAAGAACTGGGATAAAGATTTATTCGGCAAGCCTCCAGCAATAGCATATTTCGAGGCACTAGCAACACGTTTTTGCAGGGATAATATAAATAGACTAGCAGACCTAGAATGTTCGTTAAAGAGGTTTAAAAATGCGTATAACAGCACAGAAGATAAGATAAATGCTTTAAAAAAGAAGTTAGAAGCTATAAAATATGAAGAATTTGAATAAAATTCTTTAAAAACTATTGACTTTTATATAACTTTGTTATATAATATAGTTGTAATAAAGAAAGAGAAAGAAGGAAAAGAAGATGAAAAAAGAAAATTTAATTGAAGTAAGTTACAAGGAGTTAGGAACATATATTCAAGATAAATGTTCGAGCGAATTTGAACGTTTCTATAGTGATAACGTTGATGATTACGAAAGCACAGAAGTAAACACTTGGTGCAACAAAGAAGATGAAGAACTAATTGAATATCAAGTTGAAGTTGTTGAAAAGGGTAAGGCACCATTGATAATAACTTATTATGTAAACTATGTGTTCAACGCAGATGATGAAATAATAGAACAAAGGTTTTATTTATAAGGAGGGATAGAATGAAAGAAGAAATAATGATAGTAAATGAAATGTTAAACTACTGTAAACAAATATTAAACTACTGTAAACAAGAAGTAAACAGAAAAAATATAATCAACACTATGTTTGATTGTTTTGGGCAAAATGATAACGAACGTGACACAACAGATTTCTTCAATGGTTATTTAGATAAAACATTTAGAGATGTAAACGGACGTAGCATAAACTATAAAACGATATCATTCGTAGTTGATAATTATTTAGATGAGGAGGATGAGTAATGTTGAATAATGTAGTAATAGTTGGTAGAGCAACAGAAATAAAGAGAGGGAACAAGATGTATAGTAACGATAAAAACGAATAGACCTTATTTAGATAACGAAGGTAAGCAAATGTCAGATTTAATTCCATGTGTAATTGGAAAAGGTTTTGCACAAGCAAATGAATATCTAAAATTAGATGATGTTATAGGAATAAAAGGTATGGTTACTTGTGAAGAAGGCAAGCTAGAAATACAAGTTATCAAAATGACATTTTTAAGTAAAGGAGGGGAATAAAATGAAGTGTAAAAAATGTTGTCATCATTAGAATATTTAGATAAAACACTTGTAAAAAGCATGAAAATATTATATAATTAATTTAGGTCGAGTAAATAAGAACTTTTAAATCAGGGTTTCATACTCGACCTTTAGGAACCTTGATTTAAGGGTTCTTTTTTTATAAAAATGACCTAGAAGGGAAATTGAAAAATGAAAGATGATATGAATAAAAAATTTGTAACAATTCAAGGATGGATGGTTAATGATTTAAAATTAAAAGGAAATGAATTGATGATTTATGCTATTATTTATGGATTTTGTCAAGAAGAAAACCAAGTGTTTTATGGCTCACTTAACTATATTGCTAATTGGATAAGTTCATCAAAACAAACAGTTATCAAGTGCTTAAAATCTTTAACAGACAAAAATTTGATTGAAAAAAATGAAAAATTTATAAACAATGTTAAATTTTGTGAATACCGTCCAAAAAATTTTGATAGGGGTAGTCAAAAAAGTTTAATAGGGGTAGTCAAAAAATTTGACTGGGGTAGTCAAAAAAGTTTACCTAATAATATAGAAGATAATATAATAAATAAATATAATAGTAATAATAATAAAGGGGATGAAGAAAATAAAAAAAATCTATATGATTTATTACAAGAAAATGGATTTATCTTATCTCCGATTCATTATGAAGAAGTAAGTAAATGGGAAGATAATGATTTGACTAGATATGTTATTAAAGAAACGGTGTTAAAGAATATATACAATATTAAGTACATATCGACTGTTTTAAGTGCATACAAAAGGAAGAATATCCGAACGATAGAACAAGCTAAAGAGGAGGAGGGACATTTTAGACAAAAACCAAAACAAGAAAAAAAGAAAGATAGTTTTGATGAAATTTTAAGACAATTTGTTGAAGAAGGAGAAAATGAAGATGACCAAACAAGATCTTAGTGAATTATTAAAGATAATAAAAATTAATTATCAAAATTTCTCGATGGATAAGGACTTAACCAACTATTGGTTTGAATGTGTTAAAGATTATAGTTACGAAGAAGTAGCTGATAAGTTAGCTGAACACTTAGAAAATGATGAGTACAACGACATACCTAAGGCTAAGCAGTTGACAAGGTTTTTAATGACAGAAGATGAAAAATTAAAGAAAGAGCAAGCATATAAAGGGTTACTAGTTGCGTGTGGTTTATGTGGCGAATGGATGGACTTAAACAACTATCAGAACCACTATGCTAAGTGTTTAGATATTTCATACTTGATAATGGTATCCAAGAGATTAGGAACTCCTATAACTAGACAGGAGTTGGCTGAACTAAGTGATTGGAAGATAAAAAAATTATGCGAAAAATATAAGCCTGATGAAAACGTAAAAATTGGGAGAAAACATTGACATTTTTAGAAAAATGTTATATAATTAAATTGTAATCAAAAGGAAAAGGAAGGAAGATATAATGAACAAAGAATTATACGAAAAATTAAACAGGGTTCAAAATAAGTTGAACGTACCTAAAAACTTGTATAACAAGTTTGGAGGATTTAGTTACAGAAGTGCTGAGGGAATATTAGAAGCAGTTAAACCTTTACTAGAAGAAGAGAGATTAAACCTGATATTGACCGACACAATCGAAGTAATAGGGGAGAGATATTACATAAAAGCGCAAGCTATATTGACCGACATTGACAGACCTATGATAGAAGATGATGAGGTTAGTTTAGCGAATTCCATAGTTACTCAAGCATATGCTAGAGAGGACGAAAATAAAAAAGGAATGGACGGCAGTCAGCTTACAGGTTCAACATCTAGCTATGCTAGAAAGTATGCTTTAAATGCTATGTTCTTGATAGATGATGTTAAGGACGCAGACACAGACGAGTTTAACGAACAAATTTCAACAAACGTTGATGATGTTAAAATAAGTCCAAAACAAATTGAGATAATAGAAAAATATTATCAAGGACAAAACATGGAAAAACTATTAAGTACAAATAAATTAGCCAAGTTAGAGGATATGCCTTTGAGTAAAGCTAGTGAAATAATAGGAAAATTATTTAACAAGGGGGAAAATTAAAATGGAAGAATATTTAATTGAAACACAAGAAGGACAAGGATTAAGGCAAGATATAGCAATAAAAATATTTGAATTTGAAAAAAAAGCAAAGGAGATAAAACAAAAGGAAGATGAATTAAAGAAAATAATTCTTGAAGAAATGGAAGCGAAAAACATAACTAAGCTAGAGGACGAAAACATGTCTATTTCTTACGTAGCACCAACAACAAGAGAAACGTTTGACTCTAAAACATTCAAAAATGATTTTGGGGAACTATATGATAATTATGTTAAAATAACTTCGGTTAAGTCATCAATAAGGATAAAGCTTAAATAATGTTGACAGTTCAAACATGGAACATAAACAATGATGTTCTTGAGTATATAGAAAGGACGCACACTTATTTAGTAAATGGAGTGGTCGTTCCTTCTGTTACTCAATTTATAAAAAAACATTCGGTTGATAAGTATAAGTATGTAGCCCCTCAACTACTAGATAGGAGTTGTCAATATGGTAATAGTGTTCATAAGGAAATAGAGGAGTTTGAAAAGTATAAAATTGATATTCCTACATCTAAAGAGTTAAGTAATTACAAGTTTCTGAAAAAAGTTTTTATGTTTAAGAGCTTAGAAAATGAGATTCCAATAATCATATATGATGAACACGGCAGACCTCTTATGGCTGGGAGGATAGATATGATTGTTGAAAAAAATGGTATGTTAGGAATAGTAGATATTAAAACTACATCAACATTGGATAAAGAATATTTAGCTAAGCAATTAAGTCTTTATAAACTCGGCTATCAACAAAGTTATCATAAAGAGGTTGAGTTTCTGAGTGGGCTTCATATAAGGGCAGATGTAAGAAAAATGGTTGATATAAAAGAGGATAAAAATATCTTGAAAACGTTAAAGGAGGATTTCTTATGAAGGAAAAACCAGTCGTCAGTTATACTTTGTTTATCTTTGCAGTACAAATTGTCGTACTTATAATAAGCCTAATAAAGCCCACAGACAGTTATTTCTTGTTATTTAGTCCAATTATACTAGGAACAGTTGTTCCAACCGTTATAGCCTATATTTTAGCCATTATAGGGGAGGTTAGAAAATGAATGAAGAAGAAAATAAAGAAAATTGTTTTGCTTACATAAACGACAAAGTTTGTGGTGCTCTTTCAAAAAAGGATTGTTACTTATGCTCATTTTATAAATTTTACTTAGATGAAAAAGACAAAAAAACCAAAAGTTTGATAAGCGAAACTAGGGAAGAGGTTAACGGTGTCAATAAGGAGTAAATGGACGGATTTTGACAAAGAAACAAGCAAGTATATAAAGAAACGTGATAATGATAGATGTATCTATTGTGGAGGTAGAGGGGCGACTCAAAAAGCTCATATATTCAAAAATAGAAGTCATGGTGGTAAAGGTTGCAAAGAAAATGGATGTTTGCTATGCGTCAAATGTCATCAGGCATTAGATAATCCAATAGGAAATCAATCATTTGAAGCCGATAAAATAAAAACATTTTGCATGGAATATTTACAAAGAGTTGAAAACTTTAAGGCTGATGAGGAGTTTCTGAAAAGTTTAGAATACCAAAAAGGCAAGGTTGAAATAAAGATAAAGGAAATACAAGAAAAAAAATTTGAACGTTGCAAAGACTGTATTTATTTAGCTAAGAAGAACGCAGGAAATAGCACAATATCAAATTACTATTGCAGAATAAGAAAAATAAGGATTAGTAAAAATTCTAAAGCTTGTAAAAAGTATAAAAGTAAATTATAATTAAAGTGGAGATGATAGCATGAGTAGTTTTTTAAGAAAAATAAAGAGAAAAGAAGAAAAAAAAGAACAAGACAACATTAAAAATTTATATCACAAAAAGCCAAAAGAAACATGTCCTCGTTGTAAAAAAAAGAGCATATTTTACAAAAACAAGGACGGCGAGTACTATTGCTTGAGATGTGATTCTCACGTAAAAACTGATTATTAAAATTGTTTTATACTTTTTACAAGCTTTAGAATTTTTACTAATCCTTATTTTTC